ACGCCTCGTAGGCGGCCTTCCCGTTGCGGAGCTTGCGGGTCATCTGCTCCAGGCTGCGGTACTGGAAGTGCCGGTAGAACAGCGGGCCCCTCTGACGGTGCTCGGCTGGGCGCACGTCGTGGTTGCCCATGTTGAGCTCGGCGTCCGGTCGGGCCCGGAACGCCACCTTGCACAGCGTCTGAGGCTGCGGCCGGCGCCACGGGCTGAACGGTGCGTCGCCGTCACCTCTGACGATGTGGTCCCACCCGGCGGCCATGACGACATCGGCGGTGACGGTGTCGAGCGCCTGTGCGATGGTGCCACCTTCGGCGTACCAGACCTCGTCGGCGTCGAACGGAAGCACCCAGTCGGCTCCCATGTCGTGCGCCTGCCGGGCGAGCCTCGTCATCTTGGCGTCCTGGTAGTAGCCCGGTTCGGTGTCGTCGATGATGGTGAGCCGGTCGTACTGCTCGAGGATGCTGCGGGTCCTGTCGGTGCTGAGGTTGTCGGCGGCGATGATGTGGTCGACGCCTTGGGCGAACAGGTTGGCGATGACCGGGCCGATCACGTCGGCTTCGTCCTTGACCATCGTGACGGCGATGACGGTCACTGGTAATACCACGGGTCGTCTCCGAACTTCGTGGACTCATTCCATCCATCGAACGGAGTTGTCGACCGCTTCCGGCGAATCACCTTGGCAGGGATGCCGACCACGGTCGCACCAGCAGGCACGTCGTGGAGCACCACCGAACCGGCGCCGATGACGGCGTCGTCACCGATCGTGACGAGGTTGCGGATCGTGGCGCCGACCCCCACGAACACACGGTCACCGATGGTCACGTCTCCGGCGATGTCGACACCGGGAGCAATCTGGCAGTAGTCCCCGATGATGGTGCGGGTCAGGGTGCAACCGGCACCGACGTGAGCGTGGCGGCCGAGCTCGACACCGGGACCGATGGTGGTCCCGGCACCGATGACCGCACCGAACCCGCAGGCAGCGGAGCCGACCACTGACGGATGGTGGAGGCTGTACGGCTGGTTCTGCTGATAGTCACGTGCGGCACGTGCGTGGGGCTCTGCGATGCCGAGCAGGAACGACACCCCGTCGGGGAGTGGTGCGCCCCGGGCCCGGTTGTCGTCGTGCATCGAGGGGGCCGCACCGACGGCCTTCACGATGTCGGCCAGGTCCCGGCCGTGGCCCCCGTTGCCGAGGATGTGGACAGTCATTCTGTCCGCCTACTTGGGTCCCACGTCCACCAGTGAATTTCGCATTGCGATTGACCACACCGGCGAGTGCGTCTCACGGGATAGGTATCCGAAACGTCAGCACCCAACATTTCGGGGTCGGAGGATGGGTCGAACCCAGGTCGAAACCGAGCGTAGGGGTCGGGGTGTGGACGCGGCACGTAGACCCAAGACCCGGCCGCCAACATCTCCGGGCACGACTCCTTGGCGCGCTCCAAGTCATTCATGTCCGCGGCGTTTGGACGAATATCACGGCTGGCCGGTGTGTCGGGTGGTGTCGGCGTTGACGCAAACAACAGGGCCGGTTCGCCGTCATAGCAAAGGCTTCGAGACCCCATCCGCGACCGGTCTTCCCACGACGTAGTCCAATCGTCTAGGTCTTCAACCATCGAGACCGTCATGCACGCCACCCCACGGACCCCATGCCGCCGGACACACCGATGTGCTCGCACCGAGGCGCATCGCCCTGCGCACCCCAGAACCCGAACGACCGGCCATCAGCCAACAGACGGTCAGTCACCACCCGCTCAGTCCCACCCACCGCCGCGACCGACGAGTGGTAGACGCACGGGTTGAAGGAGAACAGGTGGCGCTGCTCACGCCAGAACGGGCCACGAGGACCGCCGTGCGCCGTGAACGTCGGAATGTTGTCACCACCCAACAGGCCACCGTTCGCGACCTCGGAGGCGTTCACCGGCTGGCGCTCCAGCACCATCTGTGATACCAGCGGGTGCGACTGCAGCACTGCCGCCATCTGATTCAACGGCGCATCGTGAACAAGGAAGTCAAGCTCGAGATGGAAGACCCATTCGTCGGGGCCGAGGGCATCCCAACCACGCTGGACGTTGGCGGCAAGGCCGCGGCGCTGACCATCGAAGCGGAGGTCGTCGAAGTTGCGGCGAACACTTTCGGGAAACTGCGTCGGCAGGCATCCGCCGTCGTAGGCGAACACTCGCCTGTCGAACCACTGGAGACCAACGGCCTCGTCGAGGGCGACCAGCGCCCGCTCGACGTAGTCCCATCGGCCGTGATCCAGACCCAGCAACGTCCACGTCATTCGTTCTCCTTTGCGCTGAAGGGTGGGGGCGGGGGCGCCAGCGCGCGACCCCCACCCCCGCTCTCGCTGTCCCACGTGGGGGACGGCGAGAGGACCTGCACGCAATGCGCTGTTGCGACCTACGCGGCAGGCCGCAACTGCGGCCACCGCTCGAAGAACGCATCACGGTCCGCCTCGAACGACGGACCCACCGGCGAACCGAACGTGTTCGACCCGCCATCGACGTGCTCCACCAGGGCGTCCAACACCACCCCGTACCAACCGCCCGCCTTCTCCACCGAGGCGCATAGGTCGTTGTCACCGAAGTACCAGGCGCAGTCAGTCGGGAACCGGTACCGGCCAGCCCACTCCGCACGCATCGCGAACGCGAACCCGGCCAGGCCACCCGACCCGTCGTACCGGCCGGCGCAGATACCACGCACCGGCTGCACTCCGACACCCGGCCGCCCGTCGTAGTTGCCCGACACCACCGAGGCGTCCGTCGAGCGCATCCCCCCCACCAGACGGCGCAGGAACCGGGGCCCGGCACGAAGATCGTTGTTCAACAGCACCACGTCAGCCAGACCACCGTGACGGCGAAACGCCTCATCCAGACCGAAGTTCCACATTTCGTGGATGCCCAGCCCCGTGGCGTCGAACACGTCGGCGATCTGCTGCGACTCCAGCCACGCACGGGTCTCCGGCTCCGTCGAACCGTTGTCCATGATAAGGATCTCCGAGTAGCCACCCTGACCGCGGAGGTCACCGAGCAGCCGCTTCGTGAGCTCCAGCCGGTCCTTCATGGGGATCACCACCGTCACCGCCGACGACGCCGGCCGACGGGAATGCACGTACTCGTCCTCGGTGATCCACTGCGACTTGTGGTGGACGATCTTGGCGCCCGTGTCAACACGGGTCTGGAACCCGTGCGCCCTTGCCCTCGTGCAGAACGACATGTCCTCACCGAACGGCCGGGGGTTGCCCTCCACCATCACCGGGGAGAACCAGTCGTCACCCTCGGCAGAACGCAGCGCCTCGAGGCACCGGCGGGAGATCATCAGGAACGCACCGCCGGTAGCGCCCACGGTCACCACCGCATCGGGCGGGTAGTGGAACTGCGGCTCGTATCCCTTGCCGTCCTCGTCCCACAGGTACAGGGTGGGGTGCATCTCCTCAGCGGGAGCGTGCCCCTCGAACCGTCCCACCAGCGAATGGGTGAAGCACAGGCCACCGAGGATCGGCCACCCGTTCGCGTCCATCTGGTCGGCGAGACGAGACACCGTCTGCGGGTCCCACCCCATGTCCGAGTCGATGAACAGCAGCAGGTCGGCGTCGGGGTGCCCGTCGAGGAACCCTGCGACCGCCTGGTTGCGGGCCCTTGCGATGGACCCGGCGCCGGCTTGGACCGACAGCAGGCCCATCTGCCCCGGCCGGTAGAGGCGCTGGTCGGTGGCGAGGTCGAAGTTCAGGGTGTTGACCAGCGACTCCTCGAACACTGTCGAGACCTCGCCGGGGTGAAGGTGCGCGATGACCAGCTTCGACTTTCCCGCCGACCGGTTCACTTCGACCAGGCGGTCAGTCCAGTCGCCCATCAGGAGGGACGGCGTCGGGACGTGCCGCGCCGTTCGCCGGGGGCGGCGGTGGCCGACTCAGGCCCTTCCGGGGCGAACAGCTCCGGGTGCGCCCTCAGGATCTTGGCGTCGTCCTTGTCCCGGTCATCGAGCACCGTGAACGGCGACAGGGCGACCTCACGGTCAAGCGCCTCCACGTACACCGATGCGTGCGTTGTTGCGCGATACAGCATGTTCTCTCCTTGCGCTGAAGGGGGCACGGCACGGGCGGGGGCAGCAGTGCCCCCGCCCGGCCGCTAGGCGCCTCAGGCGCCGGGGTTGACGGACAGCACGAAGGCGGTGTTGTTCACCACGTCCGAGCCGTTCCGGTAGTGGACGTACCAGCCGCGACGGCCGTTCGGCAGGGTGTTGCCCGCGCTGAACAGGTGCGGGATGAACTCCACGGCCATGCCGACGCGGTCGGCGATGACGAAGTTGGAGAAGTCGCCGTAGACGAACGCCACGTTCGTGACCGACGACAGCGCCGTGGACATGTCCGACGCCTGGTAGGCGGGACGGCCCAGGATGCTGTCGCTGATCGGCTCGTCGAACCGGCGGGTCTCCCCGTAGTACGCCGTGCCGAAGGCGCGGACCCGGTTGTGGTAGTGCAGCGACGCGATCCACGACGCCTGGTTCTGCCAGCGGGCGCCGAGGGTGTTCTGGGCGTTCATCACGTCCGTGGCGGTCATGGCCGAGTTGGTCGTGTGTGACGACCAGCGCGACGACTCACCGTAGAGCGCGGTGACCACGCCGATGGGCTGGGTCGAACCGGTGCCCTTGGTGAACACCTGCGCGTCCAGGCGGTCCTTGGCGTCCGCGATCTCGCGGGCGACCTCGGCGCCGAGGCCCTGGATGTCCTCGAAGGCTTCGATGGACACCGGGACCGTACCGGATGCCTTGTAGCAGGTGATGCTGGGCGACTCGTAGCTGGCGGCCACGTCGGTGCTGTCACCGGCCTCAGTGCCGTAGGCGAGCGTGATGCCGGCCGAGGTCACACCGGTCCAGGTGTTCGTCATCACCGGCACGACACGGCTGATCTGCCGGATCGAGTTGGCGGTGCCCGCGTTGGTCAGGATGACGGTCGGGTCGAGGAACGACGGGATCAGCGCGCCACCGTTGGCGGCGGTGAGGCTCATGGCCCGTTCCTGGTCGAACCGCTGGGCGGCGGAGAACGCTCGCTTCTCGGCGTCGGTCAGGTCCCACGAGCGACCGGAGGTCATCTTGAGGAACGCCGAGGTGTACTCGTCGGAGCCGTGCACCAGGAGGTACTGGTCGAAGCCGCGCATGTCGACGTGGCTGGCGGACAGCGCGAGCTTGCGCTCGGCCTCCTCCTGGGCGTCGCCGTCGATGTGGCGGGTTTCACCGATGGCACGCTTCGCGGCCTCACGGGCGCCGACCTCGGCGATGTACCGCTCGTCGAACGGGTTGACCTCACGGTGGAACGCCGGAGCGGACCGATCGGCAGGGGCGTCGGTCGACTCGAAGGCGCCGGCCTTGAAGTTGCGGAGGGCCTGGTCGCGCTCGGCGAACTCGGCGGCGCGCACGAAGTCGGCTTCGTGGGCGGCCTTGAGCTCGTCGAACTCGGCGTTCAGGGTCTCGTAGCGCTCGGCGTCCTCGGGCGACAGGTCACCCTCGGCGTCGGCGATGGACAGGATCTGGTCGCGGAGCTCGGTGAGCTTGGCGGCCTGCTCGGAAAGGTTCATTGCAGGATCACTCCTCTGAGATGGAGCGCACGCATTCGGCGCTCACGGGCTGATGGCCCCTCGAGGTGACTGGCGCTGTCGTCGGCGTCGGGGGTGATGCTGGGGGTAGCGGCGCTGTCCAGGTCGGGTGCCACAGGGGCGGCGCGACCGGGCAGGGTGCTGAAATCAACGAAGCGGTCAGACAGGGACCGCACACCGGCAGTGGCATCGGCATACGCCGGCCAGGAGACGGGTCCCCACTCGGGCACCTGCGCCTCTACCACGGTCCGCTCGGGGATGCCTTCGGGGTTCTCCTCGGAACGCTTCGGGCTGTCGACCCACTCCTCGCGGATCGCACGGAACCGGAACGAGGCGCCGTACACGCCCTCACGTAGACCCTCGTACAGCCACTCGGGCAGGCCACGGAACAGCTCGGCCTCGTAGTACCCGCCGAGATCGTCCTCGCGGGCGACCTGCGGCTTGGCGATGAGAACGTCACGCAGCAGGTCGGACTTGCCGTGGTTCCACATGATCTTCGCTCGGGCCCCGGACTCCTTCAGGGTCTTGGCGAACGCGCCAGGCGCGACCCGCTCCATGAAGCGGCCCTCGTACACGCTGTCGATCTCGGTCCAACGGTTGAACACCGAGAAGTGCCCGAACAGGGTCATGCGGCCGTCGTCGGCGGCGCGCATCTCCATCGGTGGCGTCGACCTGAACAGGTCGGTTGTGGGGGCGTCCATGTCAGGCTGCTCCAGTGTCGGGGGTCGGCGCTGACGGCCCGTCGTTCATGTTCCCGCTGCCGGGCGGCTGCAGCTGCACCGGCACCAACCCCGAATGCTGCGAAAGCAGCGTCGACAGGTCACCACCGGTGACCGCCGTGACCACGGCGTCGGGGTCGTACCCGCCGTCGGTCAGAGTCCTGATGGCCGTCGCCTGCGTCGACACCACCTCTGCGGCGTCCTTCGCGTCCTCGTGCAGGAACGCCACGTCCGTCGTGTCGTACCACAACTCGGCGCCGGCAGGCACCGCCACCAGGGGCGCCAGCGCCTCGCACATCAGCCGCCACGACGGGTAGGCGAACTGCTCACCGAACTGGCGGCGGGCCTGCGAGAAGTTCCCGGCGTTCAACGCAGA